TAATGGTGGAACTGGTGGTACTAATGGTGGAACTGGTGGTACTAATGGTGGAACTGGTGGTACTAATGGTGGAACTGGTGGTACTAATGGTGGAACTGGTGGTACTAATGGTGGAACTGGTGGAACTGGTGGTACTAATGGTGGAACTGGTGGAACTGGTCGTTGTCGAAGTCGTTGACGTAGTTTCCGTAGAACGAGTATCATTATCAAGATCAAGGACATCAACACCTGGAAAACGCCGTTTCTTCACTGTTTCAACAAGGTAATATTCACTTGAATCAATCCAAATACGATCCAAAGCACGGACACCAGCAGATGAAGGAATGTACATCTCACCTGATTTCATACCAAGAAGACCAAGCTCTTCAAGATCAAGGGAGCTGCCAAAAAGGGGAGTTGTCAACAAAGCATCTATGGTATCAATGGGAGTCCAATGGGTAAGGAGTTTATAATCAGGTCGAATCCAATCGGACTCGGAAGGACGATAAATAACAACACGAATATTCGTCTTGTATAAAACGGCACCGTAGCTGATTATTTGGTTTTCAAACATTTCAGGTGTCTTATTCATTATCAAATATCGATCACCTGAAACGGTGAATTCAATAATATCACCAAAGACAGCAACGGTGTCATAGGACAAGACCGCATCCAAAAAGAATTCTTTGATAAAGGGTTTTGTTACCTGAGCATTTGTTTCAAAATCAAGATACTCCCCAGTAATATCCCCACTATCTCGGATAATCTTATATGAGGTTCCGACGTCCGACAAGACCTCTTTCAAGTCTGGACCAATTGACATCTAAGTTCTCCATAAACAAATAAATCCCAATCAGTCAGCCGCTTTAGGACCAAAATTAACAAGTTGATTGTCTCGGTAAGTAATATCTCTGCCAGTTGAATCGTAAGCAAAACCAGCGTCAATCTTACTACCAAAAAGATGTGATATTGAGACACCAGCAAACAGATCAGGACGTTCCTCAATTGCTGTTAAATAGGCCACATCCATATCCTTAATCATCTTGCCATAATGCTCGAAACGGTGCTGTAGCGATATTTGCTTATACTTAAATTTATGGGCACTTTCAGAATAAAGATAAAAGAACAAATGACGCTTGGCTCTCTGCTTAATCCAATACTCTTTAAACGATCCAGAGATAGGCATTGTCCAGCCTGTTTCTCTCTCAGCATCGTCAATGGCATTATCATAGTCAGTGGGATCAGTTAAATAAGATGTCAGACCCTTTACTTCCTGTTTTAAGAGTGCCAAAAGTTCTGCATTTGTCATTTTATCTCCTACTCACAACTCGCCTTACTGTTTTTGTTTTCGCAGGGGATACTTCCGTACTCATTTTCTCAGGAGTCCCCTCTTCCTTCTTTTCCGGGGTATCAGAAGACCTCTCGTCCTCTTTCACCGATTTATTCTTTTCAAAGGAATCTTTAAGTATTAAAAAGTCCTTTCTTAATTCAGCAATGGACTTCTCAAACTTTGAGGACTGCAATTTCAATTCCTCAATTTCCTTAAATAATGCTTTCCTCTCTTTTGCTTCACTGTCCCGTATCATTTTTTCAGCAGCAGCCCGGGCATTTACTTCCTTCTCCCTTACCTCTGCTTTTAATGAAACGTTCTCATTTAACGGGACTTTTAAACCACTGTCTTCCGCCGGGGAACCATCCCTATAAGAAAGGACTTCAACTGTCCCAGTATTCAAGCGGACTTCCTCTACAATAATTGGGTGCAGGGACTCTCCCTCTTTCGGAAGGATTGTCCCTGCTTCCCAAACCAACTCTCCTGCTTTGAGAGTTTTAATCATTTTTACTCTTTCGATAGTTCTCATACCGATTGCCTCCTTATTTGTTAATATCATTAATTTTCACAAACCTTACGGGGCTACCGTAGTGCTCGTGGTACTAATGGTACTGGCCGTACTGGCCGTACTTGCTGTACTTGAAGTACTACTGGTCGTACTCGCAGAACTTGAAGTACTTGAACTGGTGGTCGACGTTGAAATCTTCTCAGCCGGCGTAGGCGTCAATACATCAATGACATAGATACCATCACGATTGAGAAGAACGGGCAACCCTTTGTCCTGGACACGAATCCAGGTTACTTCGGGGTCCCATTCATCGTTTTTATCCGTAAAAATACCCCAATGGCGGTTAACACCAAAGGGAGCACGGAAAAACTTTCCAATGGGCCGACCATCAACCTTTGTTGACAGCATAACGAACTTATCATCAGGGACATAATACTTCTTCATCGTGATATAATCCTCACGAGCCTTGTACGTACCAAGGACCCCTTGTGAAAGCTGGATAATTGCCCCCGTTTGATTAACGGCAAAAATGAAACGATCTTCGAAACTTCCCGCACTGTAATCATGGAACCGAACTTTATCCCCAACAGACAAGTCGGAAACATCGTCCACAGAAATCCATGACTGACCAGGAACCACCGCAGCCGTCAACCATGCCCGAACCTCATATATCTCATCATAGACAACGAGTTTCGGGATGTCCAAAATTGAACCAACGGCCAGCGGATTGACACCAACAATCTCATGCAGTTTCCCACTAAAAAGGCCCGTGACTTGATCACCAAAGGCGGCTTTTGTGAGTAAAGCACGAATTGTGGTATCATTTGCCAGATATGTTAATACCTGGGAATTGCAGATTGCAAGGTCAACTTTAGCACCGCAATCTTCTTTGATCTTGCGCTTGCCGGCCTGGATATCGGCAATGATGTTCTTACTGGCACCATTATTCCAGTTAAACGCCGCAGCAAGTGAGACCATGTGGTCACTCGGAACCGAATAATTTACCGTGGCCATATACCCGCCCCTCATCTGGTATGTAAAACTACCATTAAAGAGCATTTGGGCATACATCCACTCTTTTCTTCGATTCGAACGGTTAATCAGTCCAGCCATTTCTTCAGCAAGACACTCGGTAGCAGATTTGTGCTCCGATGTCGTGCCTTCTTTTCGTAGGTTATTGAGGAATTCCTCATCAAAGGGCATTTTCTCCTTCCAGTAGGCTGCTTCTGCTCTGTGTTGAGCAATGCCATGTGGTGCGGTTTGTGGCGCCGGTGAACCAGGCGAAACAAACGGAGTCATACCCCGGCCTCCCCTTTTACTCTCCCACATGATTGAACTTGACGGAGAATCACTCTCAGGAAACAAACTCATCAAAAGTAAATCAGGCTTTTGAGTAAACTGGGTAACAAAATCTTGCAGAACTTCTAATCGAAGCTCTGGTACATCTGAACTTCCTCTTGGCATAGGTTTTCACCTCCTTTTTTATAAATTTTTAACGAATGTACACATATTGGCCAAACGTTGCCCCGGATAAAGCCGCAAGTGCGACAGCATCCAAATTAACCAGCATTCCACGATAAAGTACACAATTCCCAAGGATCAGTGTGGAAACTGCTCCCTTGGATTTGGACCCAATGCCCGTGTTAACCGTCTTCTCCAGAATGCCAACGGCATCTGAATAGTTGTTGGCAGTACCCGCTTCAACAGAGACATACGCTCTCCTTGCAGTCGTAAATGCAGTAGCACCAACAGCGGTCGTAAATGAAATCATGGCACGATGAGTTTCCGTTGCCCGGTCAATGGCAGTGATGGCACCCAAATTCTCTGCCCCGGTGACATTATCATTGATAATAATATCATCCCCCACAGCAAATTTGTAACTGTCATCCATGGTAACATAGACAGTCGTGCCCAACGCCGCCCCATCAGTAACAAGATAAGCACGACCAGGATCAATCGATGCCGGGAAGACCGTGGGATTATAAGGAACTAAAAGTCCATTCCCACCCGCCGATAAATCAGCAGCAAGCACCTGACCAGACAATACCAGCCCATAACCTGACTTCAAGGTAACAGGCACCCGCAAAGCTGCCATATGGTCCGAATAATACAACTTTGCATAGTCCAATTGTTCTCCGTATTGAACTCCCGGAATGTCAAAAGGTGTTTCTCTTGGCATAGTATTTCACCTCCTCCCAAATTTAATTGTTAATAAAAAAATAAAAATACCTGGCAAATCCCTCCCTTTTTAGCAGAGATTTATTTGCCGGCTACGACCGGAACAACCCCCACCGATGCCAACATGGTACCGACGATTGTTTTGTTTTCATCGACGATTTTCTTGGCGGCCACTGTCTCGGAAGTTTCAACTTCCTTCGAACTGAATCCGGTCCCCATCACTGAAGACACAACTCCCTTGTCAACCCAGTCCTTAATTTCGGCATCAACGGCAGCAGCAAACGCCGTGGCGTCAAACACTCCCTCCTTTACGAACTTTGCATGATTGATCTGACTTCTGACTTTTGCATACAAATGTTCAGGAATGTCACTCTCGGACAGCTTCGTTCCAAAAATACTGTCCGCCTGACTTTTCAATTCACGTTCGGTCCGAATGGTGTCACTTTTCTCCAGCTTCAGAACCCGGTCATTCTGAGAAGCAATAACCAAATCCTTATCGGCGAGGTCTTTCGCAAACTTCACCCGTTCTACAGAGAAAGTAGCCTCCATTTCGGTCTTCACTGCATCCTGAATCTGTTTTACCATTTCGGGATGCGCCTCTGTCAGTTGTTTAATGTTTTCAAATGGCACGTCCTTCACCTCCTTTTCTTGTTTATTGTTGGTTAAAGAAACGTCTTCAAGAATGGTCTCATCAAACTCCACCTCAACTTCTTCTTTCGAAAAAGCAGCAGCTTGGGTCTGACGATCCCACCCAAATACGCAAACAGACGCTTCATTGAAACGACTTTTTCGAAAAATCGTTCCAGGGCCTTTCATCTTAAAACCATTAACTTCAGCAATAACTCCTTTATCCAAACGCTCAATAGATAACGGAGTTACATATGCACTTGACTCATACGGGAAGCCCTCAGAAGAAAGCTTTTGAAACTCGGCACTTTCCTCAGTACCAACAAAAGTGGTCTTATCCGGATTTAAATTCAACTTAAAATCAGGAGTAACAATGGGCTTGCCCGTAAAAGCAATTTTCCTACTTTGATCATGGTTTTCAAGAATGGGATATTTTGCCTTATCAAACACCATACCGGCCAGGTCAAGGACAAGATCATCCCACCAATAATGGTTCTTAATGATTTTGCCACTATAAACAGTCATGTTCATTTTTGGAGTTTTCTTTTCATCTCCATCCGCAAATTCAGTGAATGCATGGCTTTCCGTGGCGACAAACCGCATAGCTCCCATTGGAATCTTTTTGGTTTCTTTACTCATTTTTCCATCCTCCGAAAATTTAGAGTTAGCAATCCTAACGGCCTTACCCTCACAATCTTTACCTCCCTTTGCCTGACAATCTTTCAAAACACCATTAGCCACTGATACCCATTTGGCTTTTTGGGTATCAGTTTTCGCTTTCGACGTATGTTTGGATACGTCCGCCTTGGTCCAGGGCATTTTACACCTCCTTAAAACTGGGACCGACGAACATCAGCATTCTTCCATGCATAAATATCTATGGTAAAACCTGCTCCCACAACAACATACCAAAGTTTCTTACTTTGGTGTTCAAATGGTCCCCTAATGGTTTGGCCTTCAACCAAATGTGCTACTGCTCTTCCAGCAGCATTATCTTCATAAATATGGGCATCACCTGCCCCGGCAACAGATGTGTTGCCCATTATCATACCAAGTAATTCATCACTCTGTAATGTGATTAAACCAGTCCCCGTAAGTTCAAGGCTAATAAGACGATAGAATCCATCCATTTTATTTACTCCTTTGGTTTTGGCTTTTGTTTGGCCTTTGGTTTAGCTTTTGGTTTCGGTGGGTTTCCCGTCTCCGTGTCTTCCTGTAAAGTCTCTGCATCCACCGTATAAACCAATTCAGGGTACATCTCGTCCTCAGTCGCTTTACGCAAACGCATCCGACCATAACCACCAAGTCCCAAACGCTTTGCAATTTCAGACACAGGAACACCAACAGATTCAGACAACGGTCCGTGTTTGACACCAAGTAGTCCTTTTGCACGGCCTTCAAAATTGGTAACATCCGAAATCGGGTATGTAATATCAATCAATTGCTCAGGACGCTTTTTCACCTTTTTTATAATGGGTTCTTTATCCTTATCAAACCCAACAGCTTCATCCACCTTAAAGAATTCGGGGAACCCGTTTATCTTACTTTTCAAAAAGAAAATACTACCCCAAAAATCATATTTCTGAAAACGATCAAAATAAGCCACTTCATCGGATGTTCTATCTGACATTGGACCCCTTGATGCTTTAACGGAAGCAAATGTCCCTTTTGAAGTGCCCGTCATAACATCCGAAGGCTCATTCAGCCCCGAAGCAACCATTTGAAGGATGTCCGTGTCCTGTTCTTTAATCGATGTAAGATTTGGATTTTTTACTTCAACCGTCATGCCCGGGGGAAGCACAAGGGATCCACCAGGAGTTTTCTTTTGCAGGATACCCGTCTTGGCACGTTCTTCATCCGAAAGCATTAACCACAATTTAAAATCTCTTGGGTTCTCAAATGAAAAAATCCACAAATAAGATCCGGCAGACTTCTTATGGTCAATCTCATATTTCTTCAAGTTCTCATAATGGTTGAGCCATTCAAGCACGGTGCGTAAATAACCAATCGCTCGGCGGGTGACAAATCCACGATCCCATGACACGATAAAACGATAAAAGCCCCCAAGGGAAGCATACTTCTTTTTCCTGCTTCTGCTTGATTGCTGGAGTTGTCTATTATAACTGGCATAGTCACTTTGATTGACATAGCCCTGGCCAGTGGCGGGAAGCTGTGCCAATTCCGGGAACCGGGCAACATAAATACTTGGGATCTGATTGACCAGTGTGCCAGAACGTTTATCAGACACATTGTAAAATAAAGGGAAGTTTGTTTTTGTAGGATGATAAATAATTCCGGTTCCTTCTGCTCCACCAGAATTAATTAATGCAGGGTCAATAAAGTCAATCTCAATAAAACCATCTAAATGGCATGTTAAACAAAGGAAAAGCTCTCCTTCAACGGAAGCTCGTCCAACGTACTGGGGCCAGTATGAATATAAACGGTTTCTGACATCAAGCTCAATCTCTTCAATGGCCTCCTGAATCTCTTGAATACCGGAGGTTGTCTCATAACCCCAACCAGTCAACCGACCAACCATGCCTCTAATAGCAGTATTGATCTGAGGATTCTCATTGAATTTCCGCCAACATGCCATTTGCAGGACTTCTCTTGTAAGTGAGTTTTCCTGTTTAACAGCACCAGCGAAAAGATTAAACCCATCCTCATCTTTGGCATTAACATCCCCCATACCATACTGCCACGGAACAGCAAACTTGATCCGTGCAAGCACATCATCGGGCATGTCTAATAAATACTGTTCTATTTCTTCGTTTTTCATTTCATTTGGACACCTATCAATTAAGGAAAAGTATTAATATGACAGACACCCTACGGTATAAAAAGAAACTTGTCAAGACTTTTTAAGGAAACAAACTAATATTTTCCTACAAGATATTTATTTGGAATGAGTATTCCAAAGGAAGTCATTGATTTTCTTATACGAAAGTGGTCCGCAGTAAGATTTCGCCCACCATAAACACCCCACCCCACCGAGTAGATACAATCATCTTGAATGCCATATTTCTCATCTTTTTCAGGAGAACCAAACCACTTCTTATCTATATCATGATCAAAAATGGACATCTCTTCAATAAATATTTCCTCCTTCTTTGATCCATTAATATATGTTTTCGGTGCCTTAAAAAGGGACGCCTTGACAATATTATAAAGTTCATTGAAGGCCTCACGCTGCCGACCATAATTTGGATAAATCGTTTCAAAGGTAACATTACGGTCGTCACACCATGTTTGCATATCCCAGGTACCATAACGTTCACTGCAAAGAGCGTCAATACCATCAAACTCATCATTACATAAATCCAATACTTCCTTTATCAAATCAAGGGAGTGATTCTTTATATCTGCCAACAACAGCAAAAAATACACATACCGTGGTGCCGCTTCAAGTAAAGTGGTCATGCTTGGGTTACTACGGCTACCGGGAAGTCCCTTCGCAACGACACTCACAATCGATCTTGCTTTGCCACGTACAGCAGAAGGATCCCCCCTATCAATACCCGCCAACAGTGAAAAATGAGTGTCAAAGGTCTCTTCAAGCTTTTTTAAGTCATTTATCACTGCCATCTTAGAGGTTCCCAAAAAGTCGGAAAACGAGTAAATATCATCAATTTTAGCCAATTTTTCATAAAGACCAACTATTTTTATGTTTAATCCATCAATATCAAAGGGTAAATTCTTTTCAATAGTGTCATTTCGCAGTATAACCGTCCTATTTTTCTCTTCAAGTATCTCCAAAATGTTCTTACCATCCAAAATCCGACCATTAGCACTATAAAATGACATGGCTTCGATCATTTCTTCGGTAAATACCCTTGTTGTGCCCGCAGACCAGAGGTTCAAGAAATACCGCTCAAATTCACCAAATGGGAATTTTGCACGGTAATCATCAAGCTGTGCCTTCGTCATTAATGGATGCCAGTAGTCGTCAACATCACCCAATTTGCTGTGGCGGTATGAATAGAAGACCGTTGTTGTTTTACCCTCAGTAAAAGAAGCATATAAATGATATAGTACATGTGATTTGTCAGAAACAGTGGAGTCAATAACACCCAGAGCATTGGGAATATTTCGTACCGAACCATCAAGCTGCACAAAGAACTTGGGATTTTTCATGTCAAACATTTCAGAGAAGGTGTACCCAGTAATATTTGAAACGATACCTGTAAAAGATGAGATCGAACGGATCAAAGAAATAATTTCATTCTTTGGATTGGTAATCCTTATTTCCTTCTCTTGGATGTTTCGCTCACCCACCTGACTTTTAAGATGAGGGGAGTTTCTGATGATGTCCCGCATAATGTCAAAATGCACAAACTTGACTTGATCCTTACTATTGGCACCCAATGTGATCGTCTGACGGTTCCAACAAAAGAACTTCCATAATTGAATCAGACAAGCAAGAATTGATTTGCCTTCACCACGCATCCAGCATAAAACAATCAGACGGTGAATAAAGGTACCGTTCTTCATTACCAATGCCCGCCGCAAAATCTTCTTCTGTTCTTCCCATATATGGTGGTAACTTCTACCAGTATCCGTATTAGGTGTCTTTGGTAAGTCTTTCATTGGCACCCATACCTTAACATCCCCCGCTGCCAAAACATCCTCTGAAATAGGAGTGATCTCGGCATAAACATTATCCTCAACCCACTTGATCATACCTTCGGCACCATTTCTATATTCGGGGAAGTCAACGTCGCGCTGTTCCTGACTACCCCGACCACGATCAGCCTTCATTGCCCTGCGGGTGCGCGCAACTACTTTTCTGACAACTGCCATAATCTTCACCAATAAAAAAGGAAAAGGGGGGCAATAAAGATTTCCACTGCAAATTAAGGACCAATAATGGTAGTCCAGCAAGTTTCTCTGTCCTCTGTTGCCCCGGTTAATAAATAAACTGCCCATTATACAGACCACACCTTCATGTGGTTGACCCTTTATTTTAAATAAAATCCTGCCACAATAATTCCAGGTGGTACATTTCCAGCCCACCACCATTCTCCCCTGTGCTGATGCTGTTCGTGCTCTTCGGTCACCAGAACCTTGTGCTCTGCCGACATCTCATAATGCAAGGTATCGTCAATATATGTGTCCTTCGGTTCTTCAAGGTGTATTGCAGCGCATAAAATCCTTCCATCTTTTCTAATTCTTAATGCCATTTAATGTCCTTCCATTGACCTCTTATTTTAAATAAACCTTAATTAGCTGGTGGAATACGGCGTTTTTGTGGGTCTTTTATATAACCACAAACGGGACACTTTCCATATTCTCCGACAAGTGCAAAGTCACAATTATTACACCAAAACTTGGTGCCCTTCCTGGCGGTCATGGCTCGTTCTCTGTTTGTCGGTCTATATTTTATTTCTTCGGGTTCCATATAATTTGTCCACCACCCTTATTTCAATACAATCCCTTTATTTTCAACTTCTTCTAAAACTTGATCCATTGGCAGGTGGTTCATTCTCCAATTATTTTCCATTTGATAATAATGAAACCCCGACAACCTGTTTTTCAGACGAATAAAACCCCCAACGCAACTATGTAATTCAACTTTTTCTTTATAAGCAACCACCCAATAATAATCGTCATCGTATTGGTCTGTCCATCCGAGCAACTGAACAATTCTGTCAGGACAATCTATAACGAGTTCGTTCCGCATCAGGTCTGCTTCTTTTTGGATTAAAAAGGCGTTGTCTCGTTTTAAAAATTTATTTATCCGAGAGCTAATCATCCTTTTTGGTCGCTCAACAAACCTCCAATAAAAATTAAATTTGTTTATTTGTTTTCTGGCAATATAATCTTGAACCAGTTTGCGGGCGTTACCGATTTTTGGTGTTTGAATTAAATAAGATGGTTTCTCAAGGCCATTTTTAATTTTAAGTTCAAACTCCTTGATATTTTTCCCGCGCAATATCGGAGTAGGTTCAATTGGACGAGACATAATTTATCCTTTTTGGTCGCTCAACAAACCTCCAATAAAAATTAAATTTATCCATCCACCACCTTCCTTCGAACCACCTTTTGTTTGCGAGTTGGCCGGGCTCCAAGATCAACACCAATTGCCTTCGTCGCCGCAAGAATCTCCGAACCTTTAGCACGATAAGTTCCAAGTTCATCCCCCGGCGAAGTCTCAACAAAATAATCATTCAGCCCCAAAGACCGCCAAGTCAATTCAATCAACTTGATGTGCTCCCGAATCTCCTTATAAACCGGATTTACAATAACACCACCTTTTGCCGTTGGTATTAAAGCTTCAGCTCCAATTTCAACAATCAAAAACCTACACAAGTTCTGATATAAAGGCATTAAGTGCAAACCAACCCGCATCATTGTGGGCTCATCTAACACAGAAGCAAAACTCCTATAAAGAACCAATGAAACAGTCCGCAAATAAGACATCTCAATCCGACACCTGCGAAAGCCAGAATCCCCATATTCACAGAGACCATAAGCATCACACCTTTCAGCTCTACATACCTTAACCATTTCCCATGTAATAATCTGCTTTGTACCGGTAGTATCCTTACCTTTTAATAAATGCATTTTACCAATTTCATTGTAATAACGAAGAGGGAGATCAGTAACAAATCCCTTTTTACTTTCCTCTTCTTCCACGCCATCAGCCATATCATTATTATCAACCATACTATTACCTCTTTTTTATTAATGGTATTTAAATATGGTTATTATATATAGCACTTCATTATCAAAGGTCAAGCATTTTTATATTTAGAAAAGGACCATCAATCGGGAAAGTGGGGTGGATAAGGGTTTTAAAAGACGCCCTTAGGGATTTTTATGGAAAATTAGGTGGTCGAGTCTCGCTCTGACAAAAAAGACGGTCCCCCTTTGAGATAAATCAAGGGGGTCTGATAACAGTTATTATGTCAACTCATGCAT